TTCTTTCTTAGGGTAGATACCGCAAATAACATCCTTGTCTGACTCAATCATTTGTAAGAAGTCAGCAGGGTTGAACTGAATGTCTGCATCTATGAACATCAAATGCGTTGCGTCTGACTTCATAAAGCCATGCGCTAAAGCATTCCTGCCGCGAGTAATCAAGCTTTCGTTAAACATGAATGACATCATGCTTTGTATGTTGTTGTCTCTCAGCAGGTTATTTAGTTGCAGTAAGCTCTGTGCGTAAAAACCGTAGCATTGGCCTCCGTACATAGGTGTCGAAATGAAAACTTTTATGTTAGACATGATTCCAAGCCTTTCCGTTTCTAATATTGTTTATTGTTTGACGAGACACCGAATAATTTATAGCTATATCTGAATTTGAAAGACCATAATCAATTTCGGCTTTAATCTTTTGTACGTCTTCTTCTTTTAATTTAGCCATTGGATTCCGTTCTCCAATCGTGCTGCGTCCTTTTCTTGCCATGTCCTCAAGGTTTTGCTTTTGAGTTCCTAAAAACAAGTGAGCTGGATTAACGCAATACACATTGTCACAAGCATGGCAAACGTGCATACCTTTGGGTATCTCACCTATAAAAGCTTCGTATGACGCTCGATGAGCATAGTGTTTACGGTTATTACTAATGATTTGCCCATAGCCTCTAACAGTTGTTGTTCCCATCCATACCCAACAACCTCCTTCTGGTATGCGCTCTACCTTTTCCTCTATTCGTTCTTTAGTAATTGGCTTCATTTGTTCATCCTGTAAAACCATTTGTCTGCTCTGCGCTGACAGTCGATGCTGTAACCGTTAGCTCTGAGTTCTGAAATAATGCTATTGACTGCACACACTCCTGCCTTCTGGATAATATCTAGCGTTGTGTATTCCCCTCCCCGCCCCAAAAGATTTGCTACTTTTTGCAACCGTTCAGACTTATCTAAATTTGCGGCATTCACGATATATCCTCCACTCTGATTACATATCTGCCTTTACTGTTCTTGCGCCAGCCATGTACTTCAATTCTTATTCCGGAATCTCTGACTAGCGCAACCGTGGTTGACTCTTGAATTTTCTTTATTCGGTCAGCAACAGCAGAAGCCGTTACCTGTACCGCTAACACTTCATCCTTGCGGATAGCGAGAATGTCGCACCACCCCCACAAATCCTTTCTCTGCTTAGTAAAGGAATTCCATCTTTCAACTACCTCGCAGTGGTATCCAAGCTCTCGCAAGTATTCCAAGCTGCGCTGTGTGGGTGAGCGACTAGCTGCCATATTATGTTGTCAAAATGCTAAAATGGGATAGAATCATCATGAGGACTGTACTCACGTACTGTGCTGCCCTCAGTAGGTTTCTTGTAGTTTGGATCAGGCATGAAGTTGTCCTGCGCTAAACTTATAAGCTCACCTACTGGAGTAGGTTTACGCCACCCTGCAAGCTTTACCCACTCACCAGCCTTAATGTCTCTGTCAGCAGTGAAGCCACCTTTAAGGTGTGGTTGTGTGTCTGTCTTGCGTTTGTCGTTTGTGAATAACACTCCCTTGCCGGGGCGTTCGTTGTGGTTCTTCATACTTCCTCCAGAGAGTTTGCAGCAGCCATAACTTTCATTTTGGTAGGTGCGTCAAGCTTGTCTATAACTTCACCGTTTGCGTCTTTAAGGGTTTTTAGCTTTTCGCGTTTAACATCGTCACTAAGCTTTTGGCTTGCTTTTATTTTGTGAACCATGTCGTGAAAAGATATCTCCCACTCTGCTAAATCCGTGGACTCGCTGAACGGTTCGTCCATTCCCGGAATGTAAAGCGGCAAAAAAGTCTCACCCTCTTTCCTTTCTTTCGCTTTCTTTATTTCTTCTACTACTACATCAGCTTTACCCATGTTGATTTCCTGAGTTTGCTTCTGCGGTTCCATGTCCGATACTTCCTCTGGCGTGTAAACACCTGCGACGCAGCCGGGATATACGGATCGGATACCTTCTGAGATGCAACGCGCTCTGAGCATAGCTCTAGGATATTTGTGCCATCCAGAACCCGGTTTAACCAGCCCGATATTCTTCCCCATCTCGATAGTCCAAGTGACAGACAAAGACCCACCAGCGGGATGACTAAAAACACCAGTAACGCACTCATCTGTGTAATCCTTCCACTCCACCTTCCCACCTGCTTGCTGGAACCTAGCCATCATTGCGTCTGCTTTCAACGCTGGCCTACCTTGGATAACGTGATAGTCACGCGCAGCAGCGGCAGGGTGTGATCCCTCTGCCTGTGCTATCAGCATCAACGCCATAGCTTCCTGTTCTGTCTTGACGTTAAACAATCCAGACTTTGCTATAACTGATGCCATTTTTTCTATATCGCCATACGGAATAATGTTGCTCATTTTGTCCTCGCTTTCATCATCTCATCTGCATATTCATAAGCTGCTGTACAAACATCATCTTTAGAATCTAAATTAGCATCAGGATTCCACAGTAACGATTGCATAGCTTTTGCTGCAAATAAATCTCTTAGTTGTAATCCATCTTTCTGGTGAATTGACGTTGGATATACATTCATTCTCATCCCCTTATTTAAGTAAGAACCTACGTGAACCATTTACTTCAACGACAAACTTTTGATAAACGTCCGGCATAGCTTGTTTAAACAATTCGCCTGAGAACTTCATGCTTGCCTTAGAGTTACGCCACGTTACAAGCGTTTTTCCATCCACACTAACCAGCGCACCTTTCGTACCCATGTATTCGCGGATAAGAACTTCGACTTTCTCCGCTTCTGTTTCAAGCTGCTTGATACGTGCCTTGTACTCTTGAAGAACCGCACAAGCTTTTTCCATCGCGCCTGTTGCAGTTGCAATCTCCTCGCTTGAAGTAGGCCAGATAAGCTTGGTCGATTCAATGTCACTAGCTTGCGGCTCGGCATTCGATACGACAATTGCCCAAAGTTTTGCCATCTCTTTGACAAGCTCATCTTTCATTTCCTGAGTAATGGTGAAGTGGAATGTTCTGAACTTCTGTCCACCAAACAAGACCGCAAGATAAATTTCATCCACGTTATGGCAAGCTGCTTCGTGGACGAGTTGCGCCATATCAGCAGCAGGAACCATGTTTGTTTCTTCGTCGAACTTAGACAGAACGCTACCGTTGTAGTTTTTGCATTCAACGAGTATTCGTCCATTTGCTGAGATGTAATCAAAATGAGATTTAAGCCACGGCTCAGTCTTATGCGAAAGAACATAGTCAGCGTCCTTGAGTTCTATCTTGTGCTTGTCTTGAAATAGTCTGGCAATGGTTGGTTCCATCACCTTACCCATCTGTACTTCCTCCACCAAAGATAGATCAGGCGGCTGCTTCTTTCCTTGCTTTACTAAGATTGCATCCGTAGCCCTACCGTTAGCAGCTAGTCTGGAATCCCCTGACCACCATGCGGCATTACGTATCTCTGGTGCAAAATCATCTGTGTTTGTGCTTGTCATTTGTTTTTATCCTTTAATTTAGCTTGTAACAATTCAGCAAACCTACGGTCACTGGTAGCTGCACGACGTAATATCTTTATCTCTGTCGCTGTCAGATCAACCCATTCTTTTGCAAACATCTCTCTTAGCTCATCACGTTGTGCTTTAATACAAAGGGGTTTATCGCAGTAATACCCGCAACTATGTATATCCGTGTCAGTCATGCTGCCCTCTTGCACTGATAACTTTTTCTCTCGCTATCATTAACGGTGCTGCACAGTCATTACACAGTTCAGTTGAATATCCAAAAGCAAACGTGTGCTGCGTTGTCGGCCTCGGAAAGTTACCGGTACCGTTCACACAATCATATTGTTCAATTGCGCATTCTTTTTTGCAGATGTCGCAGATTATTTGGTAGGTTAATTTAATCATCCCTGCCCCCTTGCGCGGATAGCTGCATCAAACATTGCTTCAAACTGCTGCGCTACAAATAAAGCATCATCATCATTTAAATCATTAAGTTTGATTTCTCTACCTGAACTTGTCTGCACAAAATCAGACTCTTTAGGCAAATGGTTATTCCTAAACCAAGTGATATACGCTTTAGCTTCTTCTGGAGTCATTGCAAATCCTTGCGGTTTGTTGGCTTTAGTATGTGTGCAACTATCTTGTCTTTATCTACTCCGGTCATGTCGATGATTGAACAGAGCAGCACCATAGTTGTTGAACCCCAAGCCACAAAGTCATCCTCGAATTCATCCTCTAGGACTGCTGTAAGCCTGTCTATGGCTCTTGTAAGGTCATCGGGGCTATAGGGTAGGGGCTTCACGCATAGCCTCCTCAAACTCTTTACTGCGCTCCAATCTGTCACGTAGTGCGTCTGTGTCTGCGACGTATAACAAAGCCTGTTCGCCGCAATGGTTTGGCAGTTGTGTTTTACGCTCTGCGTAGCAATAGGGGAACTCTGCGTTACCTGAAACAAGGTCAACAGTAGTTAGTTTGGGATGTATGCAGCGGTCACGTTGACCGTGTGGTGTGCCAAAGAATGTGCAATCTCGGCATAGTTTTATGTCTTTTAAATAGGTCATATTCCTAATCTCCCAAGTGGGTTGTCTAGTTTAGTAGCAGCTTGTATTGCAATTGTTTCCGTAGCAGCAAGTAGTACAAGTCACGCATCTACCTTGATCGCAATAGGTGTGATATGTGCATGATGCGTACACCAGCGGAGCAGTAACAGCCAGCCACAAAGCGAATAGATATTTCATATTTCCTCCGGTTGTTTATTAAAAATATGTTGCAATAGAAATGTAATTGATTAGCAGATTATTGTCTATGAATAATAATTATAGGTTTGCAGATATCAATAGGCATGATCTATCTGTGGATAAGTCTGTGGATAACCTGTGGATAACTTTATCTGGCATGGTTCTTGATATATATAAAGACAATAAATAGTTCTTTATACAAAGAACTATCGACTATTTTCTTTATCTCTATATAAAAACTTATAATAGGTGCTTAAAAATTAGGCAGTAACATTTACTTAACTCTTTTTGGTTTCGGGGTTTTGAATCCTAGTGCTTTGAATTTGGCTCGCAAGTCTGTACCTGCTGCCGATGTGTAGTTGAAGTTCTGATCGAGAATTGAAGTGGGTTTCTCTGCTTGCTGCTTTTTTGAAAAGGGTCTCGCACTCGGCTGCGCGTCCGGTTGTGCCAGCGGGATAACGGCGTAAAGCTTTTTAGGAGTGGGCATAGTTCCTCCAGAGTAGGGTTTAAACGCGCATACGGGCGCGTAGGACTGAAAAATCAGGCGTGGGAATAGAAAGATACCATCCCACCCTGAAAACGGCGTAGAGAGCCTTTAAAGCAGTGATGTTAAAACAGCAGCAGAATTAGTCAATTGATCGCGTTTATCTAAAAAGTAATGCTTTTCATCTGCCGGACAATGGTTAGATAACATTATGAAAGCAGTTGCCCCTTCAACTAAGCAATCGATTACTTG